TCGCTCAAGTTCGGCGCACGCGGCGTTTGCATCCTTCCACTTGCGCTGGTCGATCAAGCATTGCAACCGCAGCATGGCGAGAAACTCGTCCAGTGGCAGCGTGTGCATAAATAAAAAGGCCGCCGGACTTTCGCCCGGCGGCCGAGGGAACACCCTATGGCGGGGGGTTCAGGGGGAGCGAACGTTAAGGACCACCGGCCGGGGATAGGCATCCGGGCGGACTTGCTTTTCCAGCAGCTCGATCTCCGCCTGTTCCAGTCGCAGCAGGCGGAAGATCAGGACCTCACGACGACGCAGAGCGAGCACCTCGGCCTCGAGCGCCGCGACACGGTGCTCGAGCTGGTTCACGCTGGCGTGACCGTGATGCCGGTCGGCGCCGGGAACGTGGCCACCGTCGGCGAGTAAGTCGCCTTGATCGGGTCACCGATGGCGTTGCCCGCCGAGTCCACGGCCTGCGCTACGTAACTCGATTCGCCGTCGGCCAGCCCGGCGACCGGAGTGCTCCACGGCGGGGTCTCCGATCCATTGAGCGCGAAGTTCTGCACCGCACCAGCCGCATCGGTCACGGTCAGGTTGGTGTGGCCGTAGACGACACCAGCTGGCAGCGGCGTGGCAAGGACGGCAAGGGTCACGATCACATTGTACATTGGCGGTCTCCTGTCTATTCCAGTAGGTCGAGGATCGGTTCCGCCCAGCAGCGGCAGTTCCAGATTTCACCGGGGTGATGGTGCATCACCCTGTCATTTTCTTTCACGGCGGGAGGATGTGCCCACTCACAGGTCTTCCCTTCCATATCCCTGTGCCCCGGACGAACGTCCATGTCGCCAACGGTGTGCCAAATATAGTGCGTGGACCCCGCTGCCATGGATCGTACCCGAGCCAACGCCGTCGCCGTGCGTGAAGTCTCCGTGCGCGCAATCAGCACCGCCCGGGACTTGGTGACCTCGCTGGAGCGCAGGATGTCGGCTCGTACCTCGGCGGCACGTTCCGAAGTCTCCAACCCCTCCAGCGTCAGCTTGTGCACACGTTCCGCGGCCTTGCGCGGGAGGGACGTGATGAGATGCACCTGCTCCTCGAGCAACGTGCGCAGAACCTCGCCAACGGGCGCGTGGCGGATGTCGTACTGCATCTGCTCAGACATGGCTGTGCCGAGATCCCGCCAGCGATCGCGGTCACGGGCATCCACTTCCATCAACATGGCACGGCTGGTGCGCACGGCCCAAGGCTTCAGCGCCTCGGAGTAACGCTCCAGCAGCTGCATCAACGACGGAATGGCCTCCGGGTCGTTGTCGAAGCCTTCAATGAGGTGTCCGACGTGCCCCGCTATTCCCTTGAGCGCCTTGGCCAGCTGGCGTTCCGCGCGGGCCAGCTTCACCGGGCTCTCCGGCCTGCGGCGGCGCCTGTCCACCGTTGGCCTTGAGGAGTTGTTCTTCGAGCCCCAGCTCGCCGGGGCCGGGTGCCTCGTCATTCTCGGCCTCCTCGATATCCTCGTCCGTGATCGTGGCAAACGAGCCGGTGGTCTTGCCCTGCATCTTCAGCTCGCGCAGCGCCTGCGCACGGTCGATGATTTGCGAGTCGTACGCCTTGGTAATGGAGTCGGTGCGATGATTGGCGACCTCGGCCGCCTGCTCGGCCGTCAGCTGCCACAGTGTACGGAAGGAGAGTGTCCAGTCCTCGGGCGGTTCCTTGCCGAACTTCGACAGATACAACAGGCGGTACACGATCCCAAGACCCGGGCGCAGCAAGGTCTCTTGCTTGTTCTTGATACCGTCGTAGTAGGTGCGCAGATCGGACTCGCCGGTGCTGTTCAGCCCGGCAGGTGACTGGCCGAACAGGCGCACCAGCGGCACCTGCAAGGCGCCGGAGATTTGCTGGCCGAACTGCAACAACGTGTCCGACAGGCCGCCGAACGAGTAGGAGTGCGTCTCGAATTTGTCAGACGCGTCCATGAGCGTCACACCCTGCGAGCTCTGGAACTGCGCGATCATCTGAATTTGCGCCAGCAAGCCGGCCATGGCCTGCCCGCCGGTAGCGATGATATCACGCAGGTGCTCGACGCTGTAGGTGCGCAGGTGCGCCTTGTACACCAGCTGCGCAGCGCCCGTGGTGGTCGAGTCGAAAGCGATGAGACGATCCCACAGCCGCTCGAGCACACTTTGCCCCCACAGGTTCTCCGTGATGCGTTGCCAATACGGCAACTCCACGCCAACCATGCGGATGCAGCGGGTGTAGTGGATCTTGAGGCGCGGCATACCGCCCGTGTCCGGGGTGGTCTCGTAGAAGCGAGGCTGGCCGAAGTTTGGGCCGTAGTCCTCGACAAGGTCCTGCAGGCTGGGCTGCAGCGCCCAGCGATCGATAGGCAGGATGCCCTTGAACTGGTCCTTGCGCACCGTCTCCGGGCGCAGCGGCGTAGCCGGGTTCTGCCCGTCAATCATTAAGAAGCCGATGGCTCCCCCATACAAGCGCGCCCACTTGATGGTGTTGCACAGCGCTGAGCGAATCTCCAGCGCCTCGGCATACTTATGCAGCTCCTTGATCTTCTCGGGGTTTTCGTCCGTATCGATGTCCACGCCTTCGCGGGTCATATCCTCGGCGTGCATGTCCACCGCAGCGCCACCCAGCCAGCTGCCACGATAGGTCCACTCCATGAGCAGGCGGTTGCGCGAGACCGGGTTGAATCCGTAGCTCGCGGCGCTGTTGGCGTTGGCCGTCCCCATGCCAAGGTTGATGGCGAAGTTCTGGAACGAGTCGCTCGTGGCCATCCGCTTGGCAGCCTTGGCCTCGGCCTTGGCGATCTTGGCCGGGTTGAGGGAGCGGATCTTAGGCATTAACGACGCTCCGGTTCCAGCACAGTCTGGCCGCGCGCCGCCATGACCATGGCGCGACGCTGGGCTGCGGCCAGCAGCTGCCGGTTGAAGTCGGTCATGCGGTCTTCCTCGCCGGCTAGGAACCTGTTCCACAACGCCAACGTGGCGCCGCGCAACGGTCGTACGATCCAGCGCTTGGGTTTCATGACGCCAGTGCTTCCCATGTGTCGAGCCAGCGCATGCTGGGGTTAAAGCAAATCATGATGCAGTCGCCGAGGTTCGGCGAGCGCGTCCCGTCCGGTGCCTTATCGATAACGACCTTGCCAGCTGCGTTCAGCGACCACGTGGGTTGCGACAGCTCCATCGCAGCCTGCCGTAACTCGGCGCAGGTGGAGCTCAGGCTGATTATTGATGCCGGGTCGTACTCCATTTTCTCAACGACCGCCCGGTAGGTGGCCTGAAAGCGAAGGTGCAGCGCCCACCAGCTTTGGGCCTTGAGGTTGGCGTAGAAGTCCTTGTTGAGGCGCTTCTTGACCATCTGCCCCTCGGGGTCGTACACAGCGGCGGATCCACGGAACGGCTCGTCGCGAATGGTACGAATGCCGGTACGAGCACGGTGCTCATTGATAACCCGGGCATCACCACGCACACCAGAACCAAGGCCGTCCGCGTCGTAGTCAAAAGCATCGTATTCCATGTCGTCGCAGATTTGGAACGCACGCTGCACCGTCTTGTAGATATCGCCGCCCTTGCCCGACCACGACTTAAGGTACTCGACAATGATGCCATGCCGGCCGCAGAACGCGTTCTTGTCCTGCCCTTCGTCGGCAATGTCCAGCGCACCCCGGCGCCGGCCGGTGGGCTCCAACCCCAACTTGACGTGCGCGTCAATGGCGGCCTGCACCCACGCCGAAGGTATGAGCACACCTTCCACCGAAGCGGAGTAGTTGATGTCCAGCTCGCTGGCGGCAATCACCTCATTATCGATGGTGGCCAGTTGCTTCTGGTACCACGCCTCATCCTTGCGCGGGTCGTCGCGCCAGTGCAGCGTGAACACCTTGGCCCGGCCGCTGTGACGCTTCTGTGCGAATGGATTGCCCATGCCATTGGGGCTGGACACGTCCTGCCGGCAGTTGGTGGTCTGCGACAGCGCAGCATCCACCAGCAGCGGCCGTTCCAAGAACGCAGCCTCGTCCACAAAGTAGATGGACGTACGGTCGCCACGGCCGATGCCGTCGCCGGCTTCGCCTGTGATAACCGAGTCCGTGTCCGGGAAGATGAGCCGCATGAACGGCGTGTGCTTGTCGAGGCTCCAGCCACCGAGATACTCCTTCGGCAGCCAGCTCAGGAAAAACCGAGCCTTCTCGAACAGCGCCTTGGGCGACCCCAGTTTATCGACGTACTCTTCCTTGCGGCTGCCGAAGCCCACCACCATGCCTCTGTATAGCAGGCACAAGGTACAGGCGAGGGACACCGTGATCCACGATACGCCTTCGTCGCGGCTCTTCTCCGTGATACCGTATTCCTGCCCGCGCCACCGGGCCATGTACCACTGCACCAACTCCTCCTGTTTCGGGAATAGGACGAACGGCACGATGGAGGGCAGGCCGCGCTCGAGGTTGCGCGGGTCGAAGGTCATCCCAAAGTGGTTGATGAACTCTTCTGGGTGCTCGGCGTAGAAGGGACGTAGCCGGTCGAAGCGCGTGGGCTCAGCCCGCAACCACCGAACCTTCTCCATCCGCCAGTCGAGAATCTGCTGGTAGTCCGGGGCCTTCCAGTTGACGGGGAACGGCAGCGGCACTTTGCATCATCTCCTTGTACAAGGCCAGTCCATCGTCCTTGCTGACCACAAGCTGGGCCACGTTGACCACGGACGGTGCCACACCCGGTGGTAGTGCAGCGCCATTGGCGCCGGTGTTCTCCATGCGGGTCATGCGTGGCAGGACGAATTCGCTGGCGCGCATCAACAGCTCAAAGGCTCGTGCCGGATCCTTCTTGGCGACACGCTCGAGCCACTTGGTCGCGTTATCGAGGTTCATGTCGACCAGCTTCGTGAACAACTGGCGAGTGCCGTAGGTGACCGAATTCGGTACACCCTTGGGTCGGCCCGGTCCGGGCTTCCCTTTGAAGTTATCAGCAGGGTTGTGCTTTTTCTTGGTCTTTGAAACCACTGACTTGACGTCGCCCGCGTTGGCAGCCATGAGATGGGTTCGGTGTGCTGCGTGGAGGTTTGCGGTGCTTTAGTGACGCCAATACCACAGTGCGCGTTATACACCGGTTAAAAGGAGAACGCAAAATTGGCCGCCAAGTGCGCCCACACCTTGTGCCGCGATTGCCGCAGCGCTTGCTTCCAGCGGTACTCGGACAA